ACGATCAAAGTATTCATCCATACCGATGCTATTCCTACTTATGCGGTCTAGAAGCTGATCCAAATTGGCAGCATTATACTTCATTAAGTTAGTCATTTGTAGCTCTCCTAAAAGCGAGATTGCGTTGTGTGGACCCTTACGGCATCCACTACTAATTATAACACTTCCATAAAAAAACGGGGTGTGGAACCCCGTATCTTTTTATTCGGTTTTACGAATTAAAAATCAATAATCATAATGAAAATCTTCCCCATTTTTAGGAGAAAAAAGATATTGCGATTTTTCACCAAGGACAGGTGGCCACAAAATGCTTTCAGAAACATGATCTCCTTCAGGATCATCATACTTATTCACAAAAACTCGCATAACTTTTCCATTATAATCTTTAGTATAACCAACTACTTTGTATCCAGAATCAAATCCCCAGTTAGTTTCGATTAATTTATCTAATTTACGAGTTCCAACTCCGTCAGCATAGTGTTCTCTACAATACTTCAATTCATCTTTTTTACAAAAAAGAATCATTTCACGTTCATTTTCTAGAATTTTCCAATATCTCTCATTATGACGTTCCGATTTAAAATAGTGCTCTGCTACTTTAAACTCTGTTTTAAATTTTGTGGCAATCATGTTTTTTTACCTTTAAAGTACTTATATAGTATAGCATATAAAAAAGGGGGCGTCAACCCCCCTTCATCTTATTCGGTTTCCTGCTCTTTAGTTCGTTTCCCAATATTGTATTTCTGCTCAAGAATCCAATCGTTCTTATCTTTATAAGCCAAAACTTTAATTTGATTCAGAGGAGCAATATCAAGAATCAATTCTTCATTTACAATATCAATCAATCCCCAATCAGAAAGCAATCTTGTAATGCGATTCCTACGTTGGACATCATTTACAGTAAGATTAGCACGTTTGCCATCCAGTGCAAACAATTCCTTAAAGTGAACAATATAATATCTTCCTTGCTTATGAAGAATATGGCAAGATTGATAAAGTTTCTTTTCTTTGCGAGAAGCAACACCAATTCTTGTCAATGTTTCACGAACCTTGAGAAAGTCATCTGGTTCTCCCAGAATCACTTCTACCATTTTATCTGCCGACCATTCTACGGTAGGTTCAATAGTTCCACTCATCGTTTTCCTCCAGTCTCAAATTTCGATTTAATAAAGTTGATTTGTTCCTTTGTGAGAATTTTCAAAGCTTGTTTTGCCTTTTCATTACTATATCCATAGTATTTCTTGACGTATTCAAGGTCTTTGATTTTGTCTTGTTTTAACCAGGGAGAGAATCTCTTCTTTTTCCTCAAACTATTTAGATAAAATGAATATTGCATATCTTTATCTAACTGATGATTTCTATTCATCTCATTAGCAAACATTATGCAATCTATGTGTCCAGAAAGACAACGATTGATAATGTATGGAGGATATTGTTTAACGATATCGGGGTTTTCTTTAATAAGGTTTTCCTTATTAAAGGTTATTGAGTTCAACCAATCTTTGAGTTCCATCAGCGAATAATTTGAATGTCATCATCATCTGTCCAGAGTTCGACTTTAGTTCTGAACCTATCTTCTGCCTTAAGTTTTTCATATCGCTTGGTTGCTTTCTTTTTCCACCAAGCAATGATGTTCTCAAGATAGAACTTATCCCAGTTAGGGCCACGCACAAGTTCATCCTGCTCACCGAGAATTACTTCACGAACATTGGAATAACCATACTCGCAGAAATATGTTCTCTTCTTTTGTGTCAGGGCAAGTGCAGTGTTTATTACAGTATTAAACTGCTCTAGTTGTTCATTCAAACCATACTCTTTGAGAGAGTTACGAGTGATAGAAATCATCTTTGTCTGACGCTTCATCTTTTTAGATGATGCTTTATTATCTGTCAGAGGAGTATTGTTATTGAGTAAAGTAAATCTGTCATGAAGTTTGTGAAATGCCTCATCATGAAGAAGTGGCAGAAACTTGCTTTCAGTCAATCCCTTGTATCTCATGAATGGTTTTAGGCCATCGTATTGAGAAGCATCTGTAGTAGACCCATACAGCGAAGTAGTTTCAAAGAGGGCGATATCCTTCTCAAAGACCTCATTGAGTGTCTCACGGGCATAGTGAGAGCAGCAGAGAAGTGCTAGGAGTTTACCTCCAAGATAGTTGTATCCAAACGGTTGAGATGGCACAATCACAAATCCCATGGCTGCATGGCGATTGAAGATTGAAAGATTTGGTGCTTTACCCAACCAAATATTTCTTGGTTTGGAATTGATTGTAGGAGACCCAAAGCGAATAAATCCAAGAACTTTTTGAGTATTCTTTTCGAATACCATCCAACGAAGTTCCCTACCAGGAATATTGCTCTCATTATTATGAGAAGATACTGCTCTTAAAAGATTTACATAGTGTTCTTGTTGGATAGATTGTTGAAATCTAGAACCAACAAATTTGATATCAAATTCCATCTCTTGTGGATGAATATCTTCATTGAAGAACTCATCATGCAAAGATGCAAGAGAATTAGTGGATTTGATTACTTCCTTTTTAACAAAACGCAGATAGTCCTCAATATTTCCCATTTGTGAAAAATATTTGATGAACTCATCCGCAGCCCAAACGGCATCACTTTCACTGATTATCATTATATCAAAGTATAAGTTTCTTCTTGTCTGGAGTAACTAACTTACTTCCATAGACTTCATTATACTTGTTCTTGATACTTTCATCAACTTCAGCAATATAAACAATATGATTGCGTGATACTTCTATTTCAGGATTTTCCCTATCAATGACTGTAGCCCATGGTGCAAAACCCACCGTTCCAGATGATGTTGGCAAAACAACCAAACCATTCTGCACTTTTACAGTAGTATCATTTTCTTCAAGTAGTTCAGCAACTACTTCTTCACCAGTAATAATACGAAAAAGTTTTACGTTCATTTTGAATATAGATTATGTTGATTTGACTTGTGTAGCAGAACTCCATCAACTTTTGATAGCAGCTCACGCATATCTTTATGCAAAACACGATAACCAGAACCAACGTAAAGTTGTCCAGAAACAACAGCAATTGTTGCAATTCCCCAGAAGATATAATAAAACCTTGACTTAACTTGTGCCTTAAGTTTTTGTTTTTGTTTTTTCATTTTAATTCTTTGATAATATTTTAGTTCCAGAAAATGGTTCAACATGCATATGTTCAGGTTCTAATGGCCATCCAGTATCTTTAAGTCTTTCATACCGTTCTCGATAATAATTCATAAGATCAGAAGATTCATCATGAGTCAATCCTTCATGAATAAGTTCTTTCTTAAATCTAATACTATAAAGACCTGTAGAACTACTATAAATTGTCATTTGAATTCACACTCCACCATTAGTTCGGTCATACATGCAAGCATATTTATCTCCTGGTCTGCGACAAATGCTCCTTGATACTGATACTTAGCGAGAACAAGCACAGCAGCAGGAATACTACCAGGAACCAGCGAGTCGTAAAGAGAATCATACACACGCCGGAGAAGTACGCTAGTATCATTGTCCAAATTAGAAACGATCCACTTACGTACTTCCGCAAAGTTTTTATCCCTAAGATTTTTGATAAGATCATTGACAGCTACATCAGAGAATGTTGCGAGAATACCAGAATCAATTTTACCACTTACTGAATAACGTTGCAACTCATTCAGAACACGACGCCAATCAGGGAAGTGTTTATTGATTAGTTCTACCAGGACCTTGTTATCATATTCAATACCTTCTGCACCCAAGATTTGTTGGATGCGTTTGAAGAATTGTGCGGCAATTTCCTGACGTTCTTTTCCTTTAATTCCAAACTCAACGACGGCACATCGTGAGTGGAGGGGTTCAAGGATTTTGTTTTTGTAGTTGCAGGTGAAGATGAATCTGCAGTTGCCAGCAAACTCCTCAATAAATGCCCGTAAGCAGAGTTGTACATCGTTGGATGTGTTATCTGCCTCATCAATGATGATGACTTTGTGTTTAGCAGTTGACGAAAGCGAGACGGTCGAAGCGAAGTTTTTCGCATTGTTTCGGACAGTATCGAGGAATCTACCCTCGTCGGATCCATTGATGACATAATAGTCAACTCCAAGTTGATTACAAAGTGCTTTAGCTACTGTGGTCTTACCAATACCAGGAGGTCCCGCAAGTAGCATGTTGGGAATCTCACCTCTATTTAGAAAATCCTGAAACATTTTTTTAGTTGCTTCAGGGAGAATACATTCTTCAATAGTTTGTGGCCGATATTTTTCGACCCAAATAAAATCATTATTCATTCAGATGCTCTCCATTCCTTTCTCATTGTAACATATTTTGGGTCATATGCAGCCATATCTCTTACTTCTTTGAAGATTCTTGCAGCCTTCGCCTTGACATTAGAAAGTGCATCTGCCTGTTGGGGTCTAATTGAACCGTCTTCAGCGTATTTCCTTCCACTAGAATGATTTGCATACCGGCGGGCGCGTGTAAAACCCATCTCAAGGAATTTCCTTGACATGTCCATTCCAATGAAGTCTCCAGAGTCTCTATATGCACAGAACATGGAGTATATCTTATTAGAAGATTTGCGAGCTGCAGTCTCATTTACGAATCTCCAATGAGCGCATATATCGTTAGTGTAAGGCCTAACAAGAAGCACTCCCTGCTCCCCTCTGCCAATGCGATACTTTCTTCTGGTGTCGGGTTCTGTAAAATCCAGAGTTTTGTAATCAAGTCCATAATCAAATTCTTTCATTACACTCAAATAAAATCACTCATAATCAATCATAAAATCGGTTACTTTAATCCTTTTGAGCATATTATACTCACTTACAAACCAATTGACAATAATATCAAAACTATTTTTTGACACGGAAGGTATATTCTTAATACCATATGGTCTTTGCTCTAAAATTCCCAATTCAGATATGCAGTTGTGTATATCATAGCAATAAATTTTTTTGCTTGATACATACTCATCATTTAAGTATTTTTTTATATACTTAACAGGATTTTTTTCATCAATAACTTCTGGAATCCAATTTGTATTCCAAGAAGAGCAAATAAAATCACTCATAATCAAATCCCACCAAGTTTCATACTCTTCATTTCAAATTCTTTATATTCACCATCCTCATCAACTTTATCTTCACATCTCATATAAAAGATAATGTTAGTATC